TTAAACAGAATCGGCAATTACCGATCAACCAAGAGCCATGACAAAGATAGAAACAAAAGCTCAATACGATTGGGCAGTAAAAAGAGTTGAGGAATTACTTCCACTGGTTACAGATGAAACCCCTCTGGATAATCCTCACAGTATAGAGTTAGAATTACTTTCTAATCTCGTTGCAGATTATTCTGAGGAGCATTTCGCACTGGGAGAACCAACGCTGGTTGATGTCCTCAAACTTCGTATGTATGAGATGGGACTTAATCAGAAATCTTTAGCAAAATTAATCGGAGTCAGTCCTTCACGCTTGAGTGATTATATTTCCGGTAAATGTGAACCGACCTTGAAAGTAGCCCGCGAAATCAGCCAGAAATTGAATATTGACGCCAATATAGTACTGGGTGTTTAATATGAGTATAGAAAACAGAAAAACCGCTTAATTCACCATGGAATAAGCGGTTTTAAGTCGGAGCCGAAAGCGGGACTCGAACCCGCGACTTACTCATTACGAATGATTATCTAAGAATAATATAAAATCACTGTGTATCAGTTGTTTATAATTAAATTTAAGCTAAATAAGGATACTCATTAGAACATTTTTTCTACTTGAATGCCTTCCCTATCCTGTTGTCGGATACCTATCAAATCTCTAAAGAAAGTATGAATGCTTCAGATGTTTGCTTATCCGATATTGTCATCTTTTGATATTCTGATACTGCTTGTTCTATAAATCCACGCTTCTTTAACACCTTGAGTTTGGAAATAAGAGCCGCAACTTTCTCCTCATCAACGGAGGACATTTGTTTATATACATTGAGACAAAAATCTATTGCAGACTGTAAATCCTCAAGGCCCGTTTCTTCCATATAGAATTTACACGCTTCAGGAACGCGGTTTAATCTTATGAACTTGGAGATTATATACTGCATGGAATCATTGGGGTCAAAATCAATATCATCATAGGACACAGCCTGTAGCTGATATTCATCAATTTTTTCTATATCATCAATCGAGCACCCAGTACGATTCTTTAAAAGCTCCTTAGCTTCGTTTATTCTTTCCTCACGCAAAAGCTCTTCCCTCTCCTTTTCCTTCTGCTCTTGGCAAATGCCTTTATACTCTTCCGAGATAGGATTTCTGTGTTGATTCAAAATTCGATTCTTTTCGTAATCAAACTCTTCCTCCGTCAATATTCCTTTCTCTTTATAGTCGTAAATTTTTTCAAGTAAGTCATACAGAAAGTATCTGTCTTGAGTAGTTTTCTCCAATGTAATAGCAGTCCCAGATGCGGAAACCATAAACATGGATTTGCCACCGCCAGAAACTTCGTCAAAATCCACATGTAAACCGACGATTGCATCTGCATGATAACTTTCAGCCTTTCCAGTCAGTTCCTTCATTACTTCATCGTAAATTGTAGTCAATTTACTCTTGTAGCTTCCAGAACGTCCGCCAAATACATCTGTCAAAGAGGCTGCAATATCGGAAAACAGATTTGTACCTATTACAACATTCGCATTGACTACCCCAAGATATTTTCTTATTGTATATCCTTCTATACTATTTGTTGTTGTTACTATCATAAATCTCTATTTTAACCATTTTGCAACACCACCATGATGAGAGCAAGTTCCTCTACGGCTTTTACTAAAACTATATGTTCCATCTCTGCATAAAGCAGTTGCCCCAGGAGGTGCAGAAGAATAATATGTAGGAGACTGAACTCTCTCACCTCTAGAATTAGTATAATATCTTATTTGTCCTGATGAATGATTTTCAGAAGAATAATAAACTTTTTCTTTTGAAAGATACTTCGTTGAAACATATCCAATATACCCATTATAACTAACAGGAATCCATTTGCAATCACAATCCTCATCAATTAGAACTGCAGTACCTCTAGGAATCTGAGTAATAATAGAAGATGTTACATCAGGAGAATCTCTTAAATTTAGGTTTGCCGTTACATATCTTACTACTTCTTGTGCATGAAATGTGCAGAAAAAGAACAATCCCATCAACAAAGTCAATACTCTTCTCATTCCTTTTTGTTTTTTGATTTATCAAGTAAAGTTTGTGCCTTTTCTAGTCTTGTTATATAACTCATGACATCATATTGAACGAAAGCCCATTTCCCATCTTCATACTTAATACTTTCGTTGGTCTCTAATGCTTGCATTACTTGATTATACATAGAATTATCCTCATCAATTACCATATTGGCTCTTCTCTCATTTTCTTTCATGAAGACTTCTATTGCAATTTTTATAACTCGGATTTCATTCTCATAATCTTTTCTTTTTCTGTAAAGGATAGCAAGTCTCTCGTATGGGTGCTTAAGCGGTAATCTGTAAATGATTGATTTCTCATACACATTAATAGCTTCATCAATCATTCCTTCTTTTTCTAAATCAATTCCAATATTAACAAGCCGAGAACTCTTATCAAAATTATCCTCTATATTAGTATCTTTTGTTGTTTCTTGGAACATGTCATCACTCAGGTTTTCTAACCTCTCAGCCAACTCAACTTCATCCTTACAAAGCACGTCATGAAGGTTTGCTCCATTTGCTGGTCCAACAATCCCAGCTTTCTCAAGTAATCCCATTATCCTTCTTGCCCTATTATATCCTATTATAAGTTTACGCTGAAGAAGAGAAGTACTTCCTTGCTGCTGATTCACGACCAAACGAGCCGATTCTTCAAATAATGGATCTAATTTATGTATCACGGAATCCTTTAAAATATTTTCTTCTCTATGAGACTCATTTTCTTTTAGAGTAGAAGTATTTTCAGATACGTATTTCTCTTCTGATATGTTTATAACTTTATCCGGGATTATATGGATAGGTTCTACTTTATCAGCATTATAGTTTAAATTATTAGCTTCCGTTTTACTATCAGGAATAAAAGCACAACAAATTCCAATTAAGGCGAGTATAGGAAACCAAATCCATGAAGCACTTGTAAGTAACGGAATCATTACTGAAGCCAGTAAAAACAGAAATGTCAAAATAAACCTCAACGGATTGCTATTAATTGCTTCATTTTCTTGTTCACGCTTAGAAGAATAATGTTTATCTCTATCATAGTTACTACTACCTCCCGATATTTTAGTCCGAGAATATATACCAGTTCCTGGTATCCCGGTATTCACATAAACTCCTCTCTTACCCACATTCACTGAAGCTCCACGCGGACCAACAGACCAACTTGTCCCTGTTTTGCTTATGTTTAAATGCACTCCAGGAAGAATCTTCACCCTTTTCCTAAAATAAAGTCCCATATTATTTCATTGTGTTCATTCTAATACTCAATTTTACCAAAGCCATAGCTCTCACAGAAGATAATGGAAAATCTTTGGGTTGGTGGTTTTGATTGTAACTTACCAGTTTTATCCAGTCTTCACCTTTTTCTGAATGCTGGACGTATTTTACAGTTAAGTATTCATCTCCATCCAGATCTATTGACACAAGGTACATTTCTCCAAAGAAAATATGACTCATTTCTAAAGGTACCTCCTTATATGCTACGATGTCACCAGATTTAAGTAATGGATACATGGAATCCCCTTTGACATAAACAGCTCCATCGCATTTAGGGATATTTGGAATATTGATTTGTCCAAGGATATTCTGGTCTTTGTTATCGAAGAGGGATTTCAAGTTTGCAGCAGCTTCAACATCATAAAGGGTTATCAATCCATCTTCTTCAGCTTTTTCTATGCTCTTTGGGTGAAATATTTGAGTAACTTCAGGTTGCTGACGCAATGGAGTTCCGCGACCAGTTAAAATATAATCTGGATTAATATCTTCTCTTGCAGAACATACAGCAGATAATAAATCAGATGGGAGAGTTTTTTCTTTTCCACTTTTAGTCTTTCCTTCCTTTAATTGTGAAAGTTTAGATTGAGCAGATTTAACTCCGTATTTCTTTTCAATTTCGTAAGAAGAAATTCCTGCTTTTTCAATACTTTCAAAAAATCTTTCAATAATTCCCATAATTTTAAAGCTTGTATTTGATACTTTAGAATTATAAAGTATCTTTGTACCGTAACAAGTACGAGGTGTTAAAGGAACAAGTTGGTTAAACATTCCTCCGAGGAGGTTTAATATATACACCCATGATAGCTCGTACCTATTGTGGGTGTTTTTACTATGGTTATTGTTCTTTTATGTTTAAAGTTCTGCTATTACTCTTGTTTATACTTATATGCGTGACTGTGATACTTGTTTGGACAAAAGTATTACTCCCATTGCTTGGCATGGATAAGTATTCTATGTTTTCTAAGGATTCAAAGAGTACTAATGATTCTAAAGACTCTAAGACTTCTATGTCGTCTTATGATGATTTAAAGATTTTGTGTATCAAACCTATGCATCATCAAGAACCTCAAGGACCTAGGAATCCTTTTGAAGAGTCGGATAAAATCATCGACCACGCAAAAGAATCATACCTTGAAATTTTGAAGGAAGAGAAGAGCACTGTCAGAGAAAGAGGTAACTTTCTCCAGTCTAATCCTTAGTTTCCCTTTGAATGTATCATCGAACAATCTGTCTCCATAACGTTTTTCAAGCTCTCTTAACTGGTTAATAATATAATCCACATCTTTCTTATTTTTAGTTTTTTCTGTTGTATCAAGCATCATGTAAATAGACTGTCTTATATCGTCAATTTTACTCAATTCGGTTGCTAAATGCAACAAACGCATTTCCATGTACATCATGGTTTTAGCAGTATGAATTACATGATTGTCGCTTATCTCCTTCAATTTTTCATCTATCTCATTTTTAAGCTCCTTTCTCAGGCCAAACATATTAAATGCAAAAAGGACGGAGATAATCGCCACTATTAAAGAAAGCATGGTCATTATAGTATCCAGCAAAGTCCATGTTATAGGTTCATATTTACATAGCCATAGCATTATAGATATAAAACTTGTCACTATTGAGGCTATACCTAATCCTAACGCCCAATTATCTTTCTTCATATAATAATGTATTAAGAAACCTGATAGTTAAATAATGTTATGTACTTTATAATTCTAAAGCTATTTATTTGATACTTTAGAATTATAAAGTACATTTGCATATCGAAACTTAGATACGAAACAAATATAGTAAAAAACAACTAACCCTCACACGATTATGAAAAAGAATTTATTACACGAGATTATGAGTCTTGCATGGCAGTTGGTAAAGAGAAACGGTTTCTCTATGAGTGAAGCGATGAAATGCGCTTGGGCAAACATGAAGCTGAAAGCTGCCATGAAGCAAAGAATCGTAAAGTTCTACTTCAAAAAGGTAGATGGTTCTGTTCGTGAAGCCTACGGCACGCTGAAAGAAAATCTGATACCAGCCACATCTGGTGAAAGCAGAAAGAAGAATGACACTGTTCAGGTGTACTTCGATACTGAGAGACAAGAATACAGATGCTTCAAGAAAGCTAACCTTTTAAACATCGCCGCATGACTATGACACGCCACGAAATCGAAGAAGAACTTGACGGGCTGTACAAAGACCTGAACTTCGCCTACAACGCAGATGAAGAGACTTTATGCAGGGCTTTCAATGCTGACAGCAAGCAAGAATACATCAAAGTACTTACTGAAGAGGTGGACAAATACGAAGCCCTTCTTGAAGAATACAACCTGCCTGAAGATGATGGCATGGACTACATTAACCTTCAGTTATCACAAGGCATGGCAGTTACACGCTGGTAACTCACCTACCCTGCTGACGGACTGAACGGCAACCGATAGCGAGAATCGGGCAGGGTTCTACTTGATTGGTTCTTTGACATGATGGAAATTTAGGCTTACCGTTAAGCCTGACGTGAAACGGACGACTGAGTAGCGATAACGGCTGTGTGAAAAGAGTATGAGTAAAGGGCTGCACTAAGCAAACGCAGCATACGAATCACACAGATAACAAAAAGACACTTATACGATTGCAGGTGGCCGTAGGTCGGCTACAAAGACAATCTTCACTGATTAGACACCAGCATGAACTATATATACCCGTGGCTTACCAGACCTTTGATAAGCAGTAAGGCAACCACCGGAACGCCCACGGGAACGATATTTAATACACACGGTTATGAAAATACTACTTTTTCTCTGTGCATTGTCCGTTCTGGTAATGCACTTCAATCAAGACCTGTCTGCTATGTACTGGATAGGATTTGTCGGGTTTATAATCACTGGTTTTTCAATCGCAAACAGACTGGACAATGAACGAGCTGCAAGAAACAATAAAAAGCATCTGTGATGAATTTGCGGACATCAGTGCCATTCTGACGGCACGCTCACGGGAACTGGACAGACGGGAGCTATTTGATAAGGAGATAGAAACGGAAATAAAAAACATTAAAAAGAATAGACATGAAAACAAATGAGGAATTACAAGGTATGACGCATGATGAACTCGTGGCATACACACAGAATCTGCAACGAGAATCCGAAGAATACAAAAAATCAATGCTGTATTACATGGAAGAAGAGAAAAAGATTGAATCGAAGTTTGACAACTTCAAGAACATGGTTAAGTCATTAGCTGGCTTAGTAGATTAGTTTTTATGGTTTGAAAATGGGTAGATGCCGGGCTATGAAAGTCCGGCATTTTCATTGGCAGATAGTTCAGGCGGTAGAACACCATGTAAGGGTTAGCATGGAAGTCACGGGTTCGAGTCCCGTTCTGCCAGCAAACAATCAAATACTTAAACTATGGTTAGAGAAATTACAGTAGACGAAAACTACCAAACAGTACGTCTTTTTGACGAAATGAAGAAAGGGGACATTTACAAGGTTCCCTATGACAAGAAACGGCACAACGGAATCAAGCTGGAAGCATCACGCCGCAATCGTGACCTTCGCTTGATCGGGACACTTAAAAACAAAATGGACGTGAAATATCGGGTATCAGCAACAGAGTATCCGGGTTTCTCGGCAATTATCTGCTTAAAATAAAATGCTTATGATAAACGAAGATGTATTGAAAATAGTCTTAAACAACAAGTCTTTCGGGAAATACGAAGCAGCTTCGATAGTAGGCGGTCTCAAAAGGCTGAAAGAATTGTGCGAATCCGGAAGGATAAGATACAAGACCAAAGAAGGCGTGCCACACAGCAGATGGGCTTGTAATGCCTGGGACGTGATAAAACATGCAAAATTGATGTATTAAAACCAATTATTATGGAAGAAAAGCCAAATCTATATCAGAAGATACAGCTTGTCTCAAATGAGATAAAAAATATCGAAAAGAACCTGACCGTAGGCAAAGGTAATTATGCCTACAAGGCAGTACAGGACATTGATGTCACCTTGGAAGTGAAAGAAGCCGAGTCCAAGCATGGCCTTGTCAGTATTCCCATTAAGCAGGAACTTGTTAAATCGGAAATAATTAGAGTTGTCAAAGAAGGTGGAGGGGAATCCATCAACTATATGGACATCATAAAAATGACCCTACGCATTATCAATCTGGACAACACATCAGAATACATAGACGTGGAAAGTTTTGGGCGTGGACTTGACCCAGGCGACAAGGGATTTGGAAAGGCTTCTACTTATGCCAGAAAATACGCTTTACTTAATGCCTATAAGATTGCTACAGGTGAAGACCCTGATGAAAACAAATCCAAAGTGCAAACCCCTGCTACAGTAGATGAAGTGAAAAATATTGTCGTTGATTACATGATGACCGACAATCAGTTTGCGCAGAACATACTGTCTTATTTCAATGTAGGAAGTGCTGATGACATGACAAGCGAACAGCTTAAAATGGCATATAACAACCTCAAGAAGAAAGGAAAGATATGACAGAAACCATGTACATAGGAAGCGGTGACGTTCATGCCTTGATGAGTGGTAAGAATACGAAATCACATATCGCCCTCATGCAGCGTTTCGTCAGCGGGATAAAGCCTTATTACAATGCTTTTGCCAGCCCTATAGATGCTTTACGTACGGGAGCCATTCTTGAGAACAGGTATCTTCTCACTTTGCCTGACAACTACTTTACTCAGTATGTTGTCAGGTCAGATGAAATGAACGTGTTCAAGTGCAGCCTGGACTTTGCTTGTATCGATAAAGGAAAGTTAACTGATTTTGATGAATTAAAGACTCTTTATCTTTCAGATTACCTTGATTTTATTGAGCCTATCAAGCATGACAACAAAGCTTTAATCGAATACGTCAAGAAGAAGCATAAAGCTTATTATTATCAGGTTCAGGAACAACTCTTTTGCACTCATCTTAAAAGCTGTAACCTTGTTTTTCTGTCTGTAACAACCTACGACGACGAAGCCAACTGGCATCGTAATATCCTTCCCAATGAGTATTGTAAAATCCGTATCACTCGTGACGAACAGGCAATTGCAGAAATAAAACGACGTGGACAGATTTTCCAACAGATAAAAGATTTTTATTCAAACTAATATGGCAAATCAAATAACTGGACGGCTGGTCTATATTGGCCAGCCCCAAGAAATCCCATCCAAAAGCGGTGGCAACCCGTTTGTGAAACGTGAATTTATTCTTGATGCCACAACCTATGACCCCTATACAGGTGAACGAAGCCAGTACGAGAACATTCTACCTCTTGAAGTAAGTGGTGACAAATGTGCCGAACTTGACCAGTTCAGAACCGGTGATGTAATAACGGTTTCCTTTTCCCTCCAAGGTCGGGAATGGACAAATCAGGACGGACAACTAAAACGTATGGTGTCCATCCGCTGCTATAAACTGGAAGGCCGTCAGCCAATGCACCAGCCAGCATCCGTGCCAGCACAGCAACCGTCACCGACACAAACGCCAACCATGGCACAGGCGTTTCCACCTGATGTAGATGCGAATGGAAATCCCAAAGATGACTTACCGTTCTAGCCTATGAGCATATTCAATCTGAAGAATGAATACGATATACCCAAGTTCAAGGCTTATGTAAACAAACTGTTCCAGGAGCGGGCGGTTGTGGAAGTGAGAAAGAAGCTGCCCAACCGCACGCTCGCCCAGAACAGATACTTCTATTTGCTTCTAAATTGGTTCGCAAGTGAAACAGGTTATAGTGTAGAGGAAGTTAAAATCGATATTTTCAAGAGGTTATGTAATAGGGATATATTCGAGAAAGAAAAGACGAACAAAAAAGGAAAGATTATAAAAACTTTGAGAAGCTCGTCTGAACTGAGTACGGGAGAAATGACTCTCGCTATTGAAAGATTTCGGAATTATTCTAGTGCTAAAGCAGGAATATATTTACCAAGTCCTAACGAGAATGAGTTTCTATTACATATTCAACAAGAGATAGAAAAAGATAAAGAATTTCTAAGCTATGGGGATGGGTGAGAATTGGAAAGATATATCCGGATATGAAGGTTTATATCAAGTATCAGATATGGGACGGGTTAAATCTATATGCAGTCATGTAAGGCTTCAAAATGGCGAGTTAATGAAAAAGAAACCACATATTTTGAAACCACAAAACAGATGTGGATATAGATGCGTAAATCTATTCAAAGATGGAAGTATTCATACAGTAAACATTCATCGTTTAGTGGCTGAATCTTTCTTGCCTAATCCTCATAATTATCCAGTTGCAAATCATAAAGATGAAAACAAAACAAACAACAATGTAGGAAATCTTGAATGGTGTAGCCATGCTTACAATCTTAATTACGGTACAGCTAAAAGACGTAGAGCTATATCGCAAGGAAAGGTGGTTCTTCAATTGGATAAAAATGGAGTTTTGATAAAACGCCATTTAACATTGATGGATGCTTATAGAGATACTGGTGTAGATTACCGAAATATTTCACTTTGCTGTTATCATAAAAGAAAAACTGCTGGTGGATATTGTTGGAAGTTTGAATAATAAATTAAATCGAACGTAACAAAGAGTTTATTTGACTATGGACAAATTTTTAGGACAAGACATCCCTGAACAGGAACGATGGCAGTTCCTTCAGGACAACGCCGATGCGGTAGAGAAAATCGGATATACTCACCGATTCACCCCCGAAGAACTGGCTCAGAAGAAAGAGACTTTGGCCGAGGTATCAATCACCATCAACGATGTTGAGTTGGAGAAGAAAGAGGCTATGGAAAGCTTCAAAGAACGATTGAAGCCTTTGAATGAAGAAAAGCAGGAACTTTTGGACCACATCAAAAGAGGTTCGGAGTTCGTCGAGAATGAAGAATGTGCAAAATTCCTATACCATAAAGAAAAGATGGTAGGATTCTACAACAAGTTAGGTGAACTGGTTTATAGCCGCCCAATCATGCCACAAGAAATGCAGAAGACAGTATTTAGTATTAACCGTAAAACTGGAACAGAATCATGAGTGAAAACAAAATCAATTTGGTAGTACCGAAAGAGTACAATGGTACCCCCATCGAAGTAGTATTGAGAGAAGGTAAAGCATCCGTAGCCCTTGACCCGAAAGAACCGGAGAGAGTAGTTATCAATGGAACGATAGAAGCACCCTTCAGATGGCTGGAAAAGCGTGTCGAACTGATTAATCAGAAATCGGCCAATATCATTGTGAACCGTGATAAGATGTGTCTGGCTTTGACTATTGATGAAACCAATTATTACCAGACAGTAATTAGTGGAGTTTTACAGGCTTCAAAGGAAATGCAGGAGTTCGGTATCAATGCGGAAAGGAAATGGGAACCTATCAAATTGTCCCAGTTCTTCAAGATGCACCGTGCCTTCTTCAAGGATAAGTCTGAGAACATGATGCTGGTTTCTACTTTGAAGAATTTCAAGGCGAAAGTAAACCAGGATATAGAACGTAGTAAAGAGGAAAACGGAAACAAGACGGATAACTATTCTCAAGTGGTTGATTCCAATCTGCCAAAATCGTTCAAACTGAATATCCCTCTTTTCAAAGGTTTTGCCTGTGAAGAAATCGAAGTTGAAATCTACGCCGATGTGGACGGACGGGAAGTTTCCCTTTCTTTGGTTTCTGCCGGTGCGAATGAGGCCATTGAAGAATACAAGAATAAGGTGATTGACAAACAGGTTGAAGCAATCAAAGGTGTTGCACCTGACATCGTAATCATTGAGGTGTAACAATGAGAAAGCAAATTTATTTAATTCTGTTTCTGGTAGTCGGAGTATCTATCGGAAACAGAATATTCAATCACCTCAACGCTTGGCTGGGCGTGGTAATAATATCAGCCACAGTGATTTATTTCGTTTATAAACTAATTAAAAATTTGAAGAATGAAAAGATTGATTAATCTAATGTTGGTCTGTATGACCTTAGTGGTATTTGCTTCATGCGAAAGAGTAGCCCCTAATTATGCCGGTGTTCTAATGGAGAACTATGGGAAGCAAGGAAAAGAGGATTTTAAGGTAGTGTCCGGTAAAGTTTCCACTTGGGAATGGGGCACTGAATTGTTTCAAGTTCCATTGTTTGACCAAAGAGGGGAATTTGCTGAACCTGTCACATTGAAGGCTGCTGATAACACTGAATTTAACGCACGTCCTACTTATTCTTATAAAGTTATCAAGAATAGAGCTATAGATGTTGTATTCGATAACAAACATATAGATAAAGCTGATACAGAATCAGGAAAAGACGGGTTTATGCAAAGCCTTGAAGATAATATACTTGAACCTCGTATTTATGATTTAATCAAAGAAGAAAGCCGTAAGCACAAGACAGACAGTTTAATGGCTGACGGTGGTTCTCTTCTTTTTGAAAAGCGGTTGGAGCAGATTGTGGATAAAGAATTTGAGAAAAGAGGGCTTCAATTGCTGACTTTTTCTGCACAGCTTGAATTTTCAAAGGCTGTGCGTGAGAAGATTGATAGTCGTAATGAGGTGAATACCAATATATCTGTATTAGACCAGCAGATTGCAGAGCAGAAGAAACGCAACGAATTGGAGCAATTAAAAACAGAACAGGCTATCATTCAATCACGTGGGTTGACTAAAGAAATACTCTATAAGCAATTCATAGATAAATGGGATGGCCGTACACCACTTTATGGAATTGCCCCTGAGTTTTTAAAAATAACGAAATAGCATGAATAAACGCCCGGAAAGACGGGCATACGGGCGCAAGCACAGGACGTGCTTTAGTATGGAGTAATTGCGCAATATCTCCATACACTTGTCCCATTGAATTAGCTAATATATGAGCAAGTAAAACCGTGATGGTTGGGCGGGTTCGATTCCCGTTGCGTCCACAACCAATAATGGAATTATTATGAAAGAAGAACGGAAATTAACATTTGGGAAATACAAAGGACAAGAGATAAAGTATATCATACTTACTCATATTGGTTATATCATGTGGTGCTTTGAGAATATCAACTGGTTTAAGCTGACAGATCAAGAACAGGCTTTATATGATGCGATAGCCATAATGATTAAGAAGGAACGCTTGCCAATGACTTTTCCGGTTGAAATGATGTATAAGCATATAAAAGACAGAGAGTCATATGAAAAGTTAAATACTCCATTTACATTCAATTATGGATATATATCTTTAAGAATGTCTGAAAAGGATAATCCAATATTCAACAGTATTGAAAAATACATTACACACAAAATACGCAGAAATAGTACGAAAGAATGTTCGTCATTCGAAAGTCTTTCAGGAGATTTGACTGGTCTTTCACATAGCATGAATAAAGAAATAGAAAAAGCTCGGCTTAATGGTGAGAGTGATGAAGAAATATATGGTTATTGGGGTAGTATGAATGATTATAAGGCTTTATAAATATGTATTACATCAAGAAACCTAAAAAGAAGAAAGAAAAGCCTTTGCCGTTATTTGACAAGGCAGGTATCAAGATTAAGAAGAAGCCGGATTTAGTGGCCAAACTCGACAAAGTTTTCAGCCGCTATATCCGGCTTCGTGATTGTATGCCGAACGGGTATTTCCGCTGTATCTCATGCGGCCAGATAAAGCCATACGAACAGGCAGATTGCGGACACTTCCATTCGCGCCGCCACATGGCCACACGCTTTGACGAGGATAACGCCCATGCCGAGTGCCGGGCGTGCAACCGATTCAGTGCCGACCATCTGATACAATATGAAAAGAACCTGAAAGCTAAAATCGGCCAGCTACGATTCGACAAGCTGGCATGGAGAGCAAGCCAGGCGAAGAAATGGACTGATTTTGAATTAATAGAACTCACCAAGTATTACAAGGCTTTGGGAGACAAACTGAGTAAGGAGAAAGGATTATGAGTTATGTTTTACGGGATTACCAGCAGAAGGCCAGTAATGCAGCGGTCAGCTTCTTTGCTAACAGGGCCAAGAAGAACAATGCCATCATGGTACTGCCTACCGGAGCCGGCAAGAGTCTTGTGATAGCCGACATCGCCAGCCGCCTTGAAGGGCACACGCTGGTATTCCAGCCAAGTAAGGAGATACTCGAACAGAACTATCTGAAGCTCTGTTCGTATGGTGTTCTGGACTGTTCCATCTACTCTGCCTCATTCGGGCGAAAGGAGATTTCAAGAATAACTTTCGCCACTATCGGAAGCGTAGTCAACCATCCGGAACTCTTCCAGCATTTTCAGAATATCATCATCGACGAGTGCCATCTGGTTAACCCGAAAGACGGAATGTACAAGAGATTTCTTTCGATGCTGAAATGTAAAGTTCTTGGATTGACGGCTACGCCCTACCGTCTTTCATCAAGCAGGGATTTCGGCAGCATGTTGAAGTTCATCACACGCACACGCCCGTGCGTGTTCTCTGAGGTAATCTATCAGGTTCAAATCTCTACTCTATTGGATATGGGGTATCTTTCGAAGCTGAACTATTATCCGATGAATCCTTTGGGATGGAACGAACTTAACCTGAAGGTGAACACTACCGGAGCCGACTACACGGACAAGTCTGTAGTAAAAGAGTATGAGCGTATCGACTTCTACGGGTTTCTGGTGAGCATCGTCCAAAGGCTTATGAATCCCAAGAGCGGTGTAAAACGAAAAGGTATATTGGTTTTCACCCGTTTTTTGAAGGAAGCAGAACGCCTTACCTGGTCTATTCCCGGAACAGCAATCGTTTCAGGAGAAACACCGAAGAAGGAACGCGAACATATCCTTGAAGCGTTCAAGGCCGGAGAGATACCCGTTGTGGCCAACGTAGGTGTACTTACTACCGGATTTGACTATCCTGAACTGGATACGATTGTCATGGCCCGTCCGACAATGTCGCTGGCTCTTTGGTATCAGATAGTCGGTCGTGCTATCCGTCCGCATCCTAACAAGGAGGCTGGCTGGATCGTTGACCTTTGCGGGAATCTGAAACGATTTGGCGAAGTCAAGGATTTACGCCTGGTGGATAGCGGAAACGGCAAATGGGCCGTGTACTCCAATAGCAGACAGTTGACTAACGTAAGATTCTAAGATTATGGAAGGATATATAAAACTAAGCCGCAAGTTCTTCTCGAATGATATGTGGAATGAAGCCCGGACTTTTAGCAGTTGCGAAGCGTGGCTTGACTTGATTCAGTCAGCACGATTTGAGGCAACGCCCCGTATGGAGAGTATCGGAGGTCGAGAAGTCTCTTATACAAGAGGACAATATCCTGCATCCATAAGATTCTTATCAAAGCGTTGGAAATGGTCTGAGAGGAAAGTACGGACATTTCTTGCCTTTCTGAGAAGAGAGAACATGATAACTCTTTCCAAGGAACAAGGAATGAATGTAATAACCTTGGTAAAGTACAATGAGTATAATGGCTCAGAGTCTGACACAGCATGTGACACAAGCAATGACACAATGAGTGGCACAAATATCATTCAGGAAATCAATAATTTACGAATGCAAGTGACACAGCTAATGACACAAGTGGCGACACAGCAGGTGACACACCCTGCAAAAGAGCCAGAAAAGCGACACACGGGTGACACAAAGCAAATAAAGGAGAAGAATATTATTAAAGAAACTACTACTAACGTAGTAGCAAAGAAAGACGCGGCTAAAGCCGCTACTCTCTCCCGGAAAGAATCCTTCTACCAGTCGTTAGTCCCTTATGTCGGCCAGTACCCGAAAGAAATGATTCGGGCTTTCTTCGATTACTGGAGCGAACTTAACAAGTCAGAAACCAAGATGCGCTATGAACTGGAAAAGACCTGGGAGCTTCCAAGACGGCTGGCGACCTGGGCCAGTCGTGAGAAAGTGCCTTCGAAAACAGATGTGGGCATAGTTCTGAAGGATAATTCACCGGAAAAATACAAGAAAGGCTGGTAAACATGGAACAGATAAATTTTCAACAGACAATAGAACGGCTTAAAGATACGGGCTTCTCCCCTATTCCTAACGTCGTACAGGTAACCGTTCCGGATGCCAAAAGAGTTCTCTGGGCCGGTATCAGGTACTTCACTGGAGAAAATGCCAGATGGCTTCCTGAGTACGAAGAAGTGGCAGAATGGCTGGCCGGCAATGAAGGTCGCGGACTTCTGTGTTTCGGCAACTGCGGACGCGGAAAGACCCTTATCTGCGGAAAGATTCTCCCTTTGGTTCTTAACCATTACTGCCGCAAGGTGGTAAGCTGCTACGATGCACAGCAGATGAACGCTGATTTGGACGCCGTGAAGCAAAAACACATCATCTACGTTGACGATATAGGGACAGAGAATCTTAGCGTCAAATACGGCGAAAAAAGGCTTGCATTCGCTGAGCTGGCAGACGAAGCCGAGAAGAAAGGAAAGCTTCTTATCCTGACCACCAACCTCACGATAGACGAGCTGAGAGAGAAATATGGGGAAAGAACCATTGACCGGCTGAGGGCGATAACGAAAACCGTCCTCTTCAGCGGTGAAAGCCTGAGAAAATGATATGAAAATCACAATTAACTGGGTAACTCGTGACTGGAACCTGATCAGGAGGTTACGTGAGAAATACCGTCTCCCACAATACATGAACGTGAACGGACTCACAGAAGCAGAGGTTGACGAAGAGACATTAAGCAATCTCCGCAAGGGTGAGCCAAAGTATTTAATCATCAGAAAAGTAGAGAAATGACAAGACAAGAATCAGAAAGAAAGCTCAATGAACTGAGAAAGAAGTATATCGCCTTGATTTCATCCATGAACTTTGCCAAAGCACAGAAAATCAAGAACAAGATTGACTCCCTTGAAAGAGAGGTGGAACCGCATTCCTTGGGAGAACTTCTTCAGGACTATACCCCGGAGTTCAAGGTAGAAATGCTTCGCAAGATGCACAAGCTGTTCATCTATTCAGACTTACTTGAGGGTGCGGCACTGGAGTTCCAGTCTGAACTTGAATCAAACGGAATAGATGCTCAGGTAGTTTTTCAGGTGAAACGCGTACTGAAAGAACTGAGAAGCATAGTACGAATACCCGATGAAGAGAAAAACGCTTCATTGTCTGACAACTTTGCCGGGATGTGTGATGAAGCCGGACTTGTAGTGAGTAACATAATCAACAAATATCTTGCAAAATGATAACGGAAAATGACCCAATGCTTCCACGTAAAGTGGATTTGGAGAAGAACCCTTCTGGAACCGAACTGAAAATCGCCCAGCATCGGGAACTGGAGAAACATGGAAAGTATGTAGCTATCCCAGGCGACAAGACACAGACGCGAATTTTCGTCCGCAACGGTGAGGATGCGGAACAGAAGATAGCTGCTTACTTGGAGAGAATCAACAACCGACCTCAAAGATGGAACTAAAATAATACTATTATGTCAAGTTCAAATTTTGAAACAACAATCCAGGCGTATTTGGAGAATCGTGCAAAGACTGATTCTCTCTTTGCCGAAACCTACAGGAAAGCGAACAAGAGTATCGAGGAATGTATCAAGTATATCTACTCGAAAGCCAGAAAGCTGGCAAAAGGAGGAAACGCAGTCGGTGTAGATGATGCAACCGTATACGGATGGGCAGTCCATTACTACGACGAGGATGACATTAAGGTTAAAGATGTGAAAGAACGTGTGGAGGTAGTTGCCCCGACCACAGTACAGGAACCAGTAGTACAAGAACCAGTCAAAGAAGAAAAGCCGGAGCCGGTGAAACAAAAATCTGCAAGAAAGAAAACGAAGCAGGAACTACAAAAGATATTTGATTCAAGACAACTGTCACTATTTGATATGTAACTATGGAAAGAATAAACTTGAATAACTTAGTGCTTGAAATGAGTACACACCTCAGACCTATATCCGAAAAAGAAAAAGAATATGCAAAGACTATATTCCCATCAACCGGATACTACAAGAAAAGCGGTGAAGTGTGGTGCCATTGCTGTGGTAACATAGAATATCAGATTCCTGGTATATTGGAGGTGGATTTAGAATTAGGGTATCAGTGCAGCTGCCTGAATCATCTCATATTAGAACAAAATCAACAGAAAGATAATCTGACAGAATCGAAATATTACTCTGTGGTGCATACTTACAATAAATGGCAGGTAATAAGAACATTTTATGTCCAACGAATAAACCACAAAGGGTATCCAACAAAATATACCATAAATGAAGTTTATCAGAATTGGGTATCACCAGATGGAGAAGAGATAATCGTATCAAAGAGGTACACTCGTGGAGTAAATTTCTTCAAATGGTATTACGACACAGAATATGTAATAAGAAAACACAATAAAAGCTGTAATGGATATTATGTACTTGAAGACGTGTTCGATGTGACTGGTAATTATTTCTATCCAGACTATAACATCACAAGAAAACTACGAAAATACGGATGGTGCAAAGCTATAGAGAAGTTGCCATACGTGTCAGTTGTAGAGTGTATGAAGATGCTGCTGGTATCAAGGCATGCAGAGACAATAGTAAAACAAGGACAGTACGATGTATTCCTTTGGATGGTAAGGAGTAATAAACAAGATTTGGAATATATGCCGCAAATGAATATCTGTCATAGAAACCATTATGTGATAACTGATGCATCAATATACTTTGATACGCTTTCGTTCATGAATATGACCGGGAAAGACATTCACAACCCCAAATTTATTTGCCCAGATGATTTGTACAAAGCGCATGAAATTGCACTAGCCTCATATAAAAAGATAGAAAAGAAAGTAACAGAAGAAGAGAAGCGCAAAAAAGCAGAAAAGGAGAATAAGGTTTACGTAAAAGAAAAAGAGAAGTTCTTTGGAATAAGAATAACAGACGGAGAACTATCAATCCAAGTCTTACAGAGTGTGTTAGAGTTCATAGATGAAGGTGACAGCATGCATCACTGTGTCTATGAAAATGAATACTACAAGAAAAAGGATAGTCTTATCTTATCAGCAAAAGTAAACGGAGAACGTATGGAAACTGTTGAGGTATCATTAAAGACATTTAAAGTAATTCAATCACGAGCGGCCTGTAATAAAACAAGCGCATACCATAACCGTATAATCGAACTTGTAAACCGTAACATGGGATTAATCAGGAGGGCTGCATCATGAAAGTTTGTATCGAGTGTGGACGGAACCTTCCGGAAAGAAAGTTCCGTGCCTATGAAACGAAATCTGGCACCCATTACACCAGCAGGTGCCGGTTATGTGAGAGCAGACACACGTCTGAAAGAAGAAAGCAGGACAGGCTTCATGGACGGCTGGCCAGATACACCAACGAGCAGTTGGTGGCCGAACTCCGGAAACGTGGAGCCTATATCATGTATGGGAAAGACTTTGATTGTGTAACAACGATTTGATATGGAAGAAGTAAATAAAAAAATATTTATAGAATACGTATCTCACTTGTATAGTACCGATAAAAGCTATGAGGTTATTGGTAAAACCATTAAAGCTGTAAAGTTATTCCTTGAAAGTGATTATCAGGTGAACCGTAAAGGATACAAGGCTTATATCAGAGAAAATGCAGTTGAATTATCTGATAAGCCATACATTAAAGATGCTCTATGTGGGTTCCTTAATTTTCTTGGTATTGGATATTCACGCACACGAAAGGAGAAATCAGTTAAACCTCTGGAGAAGCTAAGCGATGTTTCTGAAAAGAACATGAAACTGATGAATGAATTTGTGTATTACCTTACGCAGGATGAAGATTACTCTCCACACACTATTGAAATATATTCATTTTCAATTAAGAAATATTTCGAATACGCCAACGAGGTATCAGTTGACAATTACAAGCGTTTTGTACGGATGCTAGAGGATGAGGGATTGTCTCCCAGAACAATACGCCTACGAATTACCGCACTTGAACGTTTCAGCAAATGGATGAAGAAGCCGATAGAGTTGAAGCGCCCAAAGTTCAAGAAGGAGTTGAATACGGAGAATGTTCCGACGGAAGCCGAATACAACAGGCTGCTTGAGTATTTGAAAACTTGTCCTAACAGGGACAGGTACTTCTTCATCAAGATACTGGCTACAACCGGGGCGAGGGTAAGCGAGTTCTTTCAATTCAAATGGGAGGACATCCTTTCCGGTGAAGTAACTCTCAAGGGAAAGGGAAACAAGTACCGGAGGTTCTTTTTCAGCAGGCAGTTACAGGCGGAAGTAAAAGCATACGTAAAGGAGAGTCACAAGACAGGATATGTAGCAGTTGGTAAGTGCGGAAGGCTGACACAGCGGAGCTTGTGCCAGTCAATGAAAGACTGGGGCGATAAGTGCGGAATAGATAGAAGCAAGATGCATCCTCATGCTTTCCGGCATTTCTTCGCAAAAATGTATCTGAAAAAGAACAATGACGTGGTACAGTTGGCAGACCTGTTGGGACACGGAAGTATTGATACGACAAGAATTTATTTACAGAAAAGTTATGACGAACAGAAAAAAGAATTTAATAGAAGCGTTGTATGGTAGCTTCATGTTCATGGATAACCTTCCGGAATTGATAGACCGGGAAAACATTTACGATGAGACCGGACATGTGGATTTGGAGTTTATGACTGCAATCCTGCAATGGATGTCAAGGATGGCAGAGATAAGTGTGAAAGTGCAGAAGTCGTTGAACCGTCTGTTGGGGTGTGACGAACTGGAGCAGAACAACAAGCGCAATAAAGATGATTCGGGAAGTAAATGGAGTGTGGAGGAAATCCTCATGCACTGCACGCTTGAGGACAATATTTTAAAACTTCCTCAAGTACAATTTAATAAGAAGTCCTATGCTGAAGCAAAGAAATGGATTGAAGAAGCCGGAGGTAGTTGGATGGGCGGTAAGGTACAGGGATTTACATTTCCATTTAATGCTGAGAGAGTTTTCTCAATACTACACAAGGGTAAGAGGTGTAACCTTCAGCAGGACTTCCAGTTTTTTGCAACACCTCCAGAAGTAGCCGACTGGCTTGTTATGTTGGCCGGTGGCGTGCATGAAGATGAAAAGATTCTGGAACCCAGTGCTGGTACTGGTGCTATCATAGATGCGATTCATCGAAGCTGTCCGGACGTAATTGTAGATTGCTATGAACTTATGCCGGAGAATAAGGAGATTCTATCGAAAAAGGATAATATATGTATTCTTGGAGATGACTTCACGAAGTGTGATGTTGCACAGTATGATAAGATTATAGCAAATCCACCATTTAGTAAAAACCAGGACATTCGGCATGTAAGGCGTATGTATGAGTGTTTAAATCCCGGCGGTGTCCTGGCTGCAATAACTGGTCCTCACTGGGAATTTGGAAGTGAATCTGAGTGTAAGGATTTTAGACAATGGCTGGAGGATAATGGAGGGAAGAAATTCGAGATTAAAGAAGGCACTTTCAAGGAAAGCGGAACTGGAACTAAAACTATAGCAATAGTAATTAATAAGTGAAAACGAAATTGTATTACCTGTTCCTGGCAGTCATGTGGTGGCTGCTGGGGTAGGTGGAAAGGAAAAACTATGAAAAGAGAAGATATTGAAAAAGCAGCAAAGCGTACTATTGATGAATATAATCTCAACCCTGAATATGGTTCATATTTTGAACACGGTTTCATAGATGGCGCAGACTGGCGCATCAACAGCGTGTGGCATGATGTTGACAAAGAATTACCAGAGTACAACAGGCACGTTGTAAACGAAGACTGGTTTGACTTTACCGCAAAAGATGAAAAGGATTTGAAACGCATTATGAATCAGTACCCATTTAAACGATGGGCATACATTAAAGACTTAATACCTAATACGGAGGAATAATTATGAACATAGAAATTAAATTCAGAGCGAAAAACAAAATAGGTTGGATATACGGCTATTTATCTTATGCTAATATTTTAAATAAAAAAGTTATGTGTATATATGACGGTAATGGAGATTGTATTGTAGATATTGACACTATCGGCCAGTTTACTGGATTGCATGACAAGAATGGAAATGATATTTACGAGGGTGACATTATTCAACTTCAATGTAAGGAAAACAAATATAATTGTCTTGTTGACTGGAATATAAATCTTGGCGCATGGTGTATTTCGATTGATAATAAATGTTTAGGAGTTAAACCTTTAGGAGAGTGGCTGCGTGAAGATAGTTTTATAGTAATCGGTAACATTTTTGATAACCCTGAATTATTAGAGGATAAGAAATGAAAGCAATATCCATCAAACAGCCGTGGGCGAGTCTAATCGCTCACGGTATCAAAGACATTGAGAACCGGACATGGAAGTGTCCTCAGAAGTACATCGGACAGAAGATACTGATACATGCGAGTAAGGTTAGGACAAAAGATTATTTCATACCTAAAAGGCTTTTTATTAATTCAAAGATATGCTCTATACTAGAATCAAAGGAACTTCCAGAAGGTGCTATCATCGGCAGTGTGGTAATAGCCGACTGCGTACTGAATCATCCGTCCGTTTGGGCTGAGAAAGGTTGCTGGAACTGGGTACTGAAGGATGCGGTATTATTTGATAAGCCGATTATGAATGTGAAAGGAAAACTTAGTTTTTGGGAGTATGAGTTATGAGTATGAAACACAAAAGACATCAAACGGGAAGGCTATTCAGCCGTGATACTTACATGGTGATGCTGATAAAAGACAGCCGAAGGAACTTTGAAAGGGCAGAAAGACTGTTGGGTGATTTGAAACTGAAAAGCCATATTATAGCCGGGCTTGAAAAGGAGAACGAGGAACTTAAAAAAGAAGTAAACAAGCTTAAGGATGATGCGACATTTTATCACACTCAATGGGGAAAAGAGATAGACCTTTGTAAGGATTTGAAGAGAGAACTTGAATACGCAAAGAAGCGAAAATGGTGGATGATATGGAGTTTATAACTTACTGACAGCCCTTGTCAGTGCTTTGTGAATACCCGGTAACTGCTTTGTGGCGGTTATCGGGTATTTTATTTGAATATGGATACCAATAATGCTGCGATGGCAATAAAAGTATTGACTATAAGAAGCCATTTTTCAAGGTTGGCCCCTTTACGTTGCTCTTCGCGGTATTTCTGTTGAGCAAGTATTTCCTTCTGATGCAACTCACGATATTTCTGTTGAGTGAGAATTTCTGACTTCTGAATTTGAAGAAAGTTGTATTGCTCTTCCATGAGAGCACGTCTTTTCTTCTCATCCAGAGCCTTCATGTAATCAGAGTTTCCTGAGAACCCAGAGCCTATTTCAAAACCAAAATCATTCTTATAAGAATCAAATTCATTCATATAGATATAATCAAATTTTATTATGGGCATACAATATGTGTGCCATAGAAACGATGTCAAAATGTCATAAATATAGAAAATTATGAACTTAAACAAATTAAGAGATAAAGCCTACCAGTGTGCAGTAGCCCACGGATGGCATGAAGAAAACCTGAGTGACGAACATTTCCTTTGTCTGGTCATATCCGAACTTATGGAAGCGGTAGAAGCAGATCGGAAAGGGAAACATGCGAAAGTTGCAATGTTCAAAGAATGGCAAGGGAATAGCGTTCCATTGACTGAAGAAACTAGGAAAAGGAGATTCATGGAAGACTTTGAGGCATTTATCAAAGGGACTGTCGAGGAAGAACTTGCCGATGCCTGTATTCGTCTGTTGGATTTGGCCGGATTGAGAGGATATGATTTGGATAGCTTTGACTACGAAGGAAGCGATACGGAAGACTATTCCGATATGAGCTTCACGGAGTCCATGTTTAGAATCTGTGTCTATGTCACCGACAACTTCTACAGGGATGAACCATTTATCCTCCTGAATGAGATATTCGCTTTCTGCCACGATAGAAATATCGACATCTTCTGGTACATCGAGCAGAAGATGAAATACAATGAACTTCGTCCGTACAAGCACGGAGATAAAAACTACTGACCATGAAACACATTTTCTACGCCTTAATCATTCTGCAAGCCCTGTATGAGCTTGCGAAACTGTCTAGATGTAAATCCCTGTATCAGCATGTAAAAGTCTTTCAGAAGCTGGATAAGACATCAAAAAGATGGTATCTGATGGCGCATCCGTGGTTTCATGTTGCATTCTTCATGGATATAGCCGGACTTTTATTGCTGGGGGTGGGATTGTTTTCAAGCCAATGGATATATTTCCTTGTTGTCCTGGCCATGAGTTTTAGTCAGATCCAAAAGTTGGGAGCATGGGCGGTGTTTTTGGATAGTCTGATTACGGTCATCATCTACACCTTAGCCATTCTGAACGCATATCACTTGATATAACAAAAAAGGGAGCCAGCCCACACGATTAGAAGCCAACTCCCACACACGATTATGATGCAAATATAAGAATTTCTAACTAAAACTTTCCTACTATGACAAAAGAATTTTCATCAATCGTGGAGTTGAAATCAATACGTGAACAGAAATCAAGATTATCGGAACGTGAACAGGAGTTAGCATCGCCTATTTTGACCGATTTGTCACTTATTCCGGAGATTTATGGCTGGTTCAAGGAACTGTTAGCCGGGATGGACTGTCCGCCCAATCCTGAGAGCGTCACCCAGCGAAAGAAGTTCCTCTTCATCGTGCTGTTCTTGTTCGCCCCCAGCGTGCTGGCCGGTGGTCGGCTGCCGAATGGTATCCGGGCTGAGATTGCAGGCGTATTTCCGGATGTCTCTCCATGTGTAATATCAAACAATATTGCTGATGTTTCCTTTATCTATCAACAGTATAAAGACTTTCGTCAGGATATAGAGTATCTTTACAACCAAATATTAGAACGGTTGAAAAACAAAGGACTAATCAAGTAGCCGCTGGTGCTGTATAAGCTCCAGCATTTTTTTATTATTTGTAGCGAAAATGTTACAATAAAGTTTGCGTAATTGTAGCGAAAATGTTACCTTTGTATTGTTAAATAACAAAAGCGATATGAAATTTAGTGAAATGCACAGAAGACTTGAGCAGGCAGGCTGGTATATTTTCAAGGAAACAGACCACCGCTACTACGCTCACAAGGATTTTCCTTACTTGATTAAAGTCGGTCGGCATGGTAGTAAAGAAGTACCGCCAAATGAGTTTAACAAAGTAATGAAGAAAGCAGGGCTAAAATAAGCCCTGCACTTCATTCCAACATAAATTGCACGATTATGAAGAAAAAAGTAAAAGCAATCATCAGCAAGTCCGATACAGGGTTTGTTATTATGATGGAAGGGTTTGATTGGGCTATGTCCTATGGCGACACATTGGAGGAAGCCAAAGCTGATTTTGAGAACTTTCCGCAGGAGTATATTGAAATGTCTAAAGAAGCAGGGAAGGAGATACCGCCTGAATTAAACAATGGCGAATTGGAGTTTGAATATGTTTATGACTTGTCAGGCTTCTTTAAACAGTTCCCGTTCATTTCGGCAACAGCATTAGCTAAAAGACTGGGAATAAATGAAGGGCTTATGAGGCGTTATAAGTCTGGTTGCGCTCCTGTAGGAGAAATGCAGAAAAAAAAGATATTGGATGGTGTTCATGCCATTGGTAAAGAACTGCTTTCCGTTCAATTCTAAGTCGCTTTTGTTATTGTACGAGAAAGTTAAAGCCGGAGCGTTATGCTTCCGGCTTTATTTTTCTTAGAACTTCTTTTTTATATTCTTCAAAATTATGTCTATCTGAATTAAAATTATGTTCATATTTAACACGAATTTTAGAAATATCTTCAAGCGGTAATTTATTCCCTATCTGCTTCAAAAATTCTCGTTCTTCTTTTTCAAATTTTTCGCTAAATAATCCCATTTTATACCTCCTTTTTTAATTTGGTTTTACGTTCTAATTCTCCTTTTCTAATGATGCAAACGGAATTTTCATAAGGAAGTTCCGTTTTTTGCCAATAATTTAACAATGATTGGCGGGCTATTCCAAGTTCTTGACTTGAAAATACTTCGTACACAGCAGCAGGAGAAGCAAAATATCTATGCTCCCCTGTCGCCTTAATCTCTACATGAATAACTCTTCTTTTATCTTCCTTTTCCATAATGCAAATATACTATATAATTATTATATGTTACATAAAATAATGTATTTATATTTTATTAACTTCATAAAAGTATTATGTGGTACATAAAATACTATCTTTGCATCATCAAACAAGAAGTAATAACAATTTAAACGCATACGATTATGAAGACAACAAGTAGTGAGTACATCAAAGAAATCAAGGCTCAAATCAAAATTATCAATGAATCTCTCAAAAGAGTGCAAGAAGCTGAAAAGGTTCAAGATTCATCAGTAAATACAAGAGAGTATGACAGAGCAAAAGGTGAAGCAATCGACGCAAGTTCAGATGTGATGATGGCTTTAGAAGAAGCTGTAAGACTTGCATCAGCGATGGGTTGTGAAACTGGTCTATATAAGATACACAAATATCACAAGATTGTAGAACTTGATTTCAGAGAGTCACACAAATAAGTTTAACCGGCAGCCTTCCGGTGGTTGCCACAACATAAGAAAATTATGAGAACAACAAGCTACATGAAAAGCCATAAGGCAAATGAGTTTTACGTGAAGAAGTCAAGAGGCTATTATATGGTCATAGATGGCTATGATATGAGTATGGCTTCTTTAGAAACCACCGAAGAAGCAGCCAATAAAACGGCTAAAGAACTTAATGAAATGAGAGCTAAAAGATTGAATATAGCATAAGTTTAACCAGCAGGGCGAAAGCCCTGCATAATCCCACACACGATTATGAATACATATTACAAATTTTGTCCAAACGTATTTCTTGCTAAATGCGATGCTAAGCATGAAAAAGGTGAAACCATTCTTGTAACTACCAAATACGGCAAAGAGAATGAAAGCATAGTGTTTAATCTGATATTTGAACGTGATGGCTTCTACTATTATTCGATAGTTCGCGCTGATGGCTTTAACATTCAAGAATGGGCAAAGCGAAAGGCAGAACGCCGGTTGGATTGGGCCGCCATTGCAGAACGAAAGAGTGAAGAATACTTCAAAGCATCAAACAAAGACAGTGATTTTCTCTCGCTGGGTGAACCTATTAAAATTGGCCATCATAGCGAAAGACGACACAGAAAAGCCATTGAAGATGCCTAGCATAATATGGGCAAGAGTGTAGAGTTTGACGAGAAAGCCAGAGAGCATGAAAGAATAGCTCAGTATTGGGCAAACAAGGCTGACACCATAAACCTTTCAATGCCTGAAAGCGTGGACTATTATGAGCATAAGTTAGCAGCAGCTAAAGAGTATCATGAGGGGCTGAAATCCGGCAAATATCCACGTGAGCACTCATACTCTTTGCCTTATGCGAAAAAGGCCGTCAATGAAGCTCAAAAGAATTTCTACTTGGCAAAGAAACTTTGGTTATAAACCCGGTAGCCTTCAGGCTACCACTATTTAAGATGGTTATGAAAGAGAAAGAAATCCTGCAAGAAATAATCAAGTGGCTGGGTAATGATACCAGCTACTTGTCTACAAGAACAGACTATGCCAGAGGGTATAAATCCGGTATAGAATGTGCAAAAGAAATTGTTGAAAGCATCATCAATAAACACGAGCCTGATTTATTAGCAAACAATTAGCAAATTGTTTCGTATGCGTTGAATTGTTATTCAAAATTGTCTTCATAATTGGGTATCTTTGTATAGATACCATCGCGGGTTAGAGCAGTGGTCAGCTCGTCACTTTGACTTGGTGAAAAGCAAATAATTGAATATATGAATAGTAGATATGAAATATTGGCTAAAGAAAAAGGTTATTTTGTAGATAAGCAAGGTAACGCATATTCACCACGAGGTAATAAGGTCGGGACTCGCGGCAAAGATCCGTATTTGTATTTTGGTATAAGAGTGTCTAAAACAAAAGTTATCAAAGTATATATACATCGTTTGCAGGCCTATCAAAAGTTTGGCGATTTGATATTTAATGATAACATAGAAGTAAGGCATTTAAATGGTAATTCTTTTGACAATTCATTCAAAAACCTTGCGATTGGAACACCATCAGAAAATGCTATGGATAAACCAGAGTCAAAAAGAAAGAAAATTTCTTTGGCTGCATCCAATAAATTAAAAGTGTATTCAGATGAACTGGTTTTAGAGATACAAAAAATGAAAGAGGCTGGCATGACCTATACAGAATTGAGAAAGAAATACAATATAAAAAGTAAAAGTTCTTTGAATTATATACTAAAAAGGAAAGTATCGCGGAATGGAGCAGATGGTTAGCTTACCACTTTGACTTGGTGGGGGTCACAGGTTCGAGTCCTGTTTCCGCAACTAACATTTAAAATTTACACGATTATGAATGTATTGACATTAAGCATTAGACAGAAGTATTTTGATGAAATCTTAACAGGTAAGAAAACACAAGAGTTTAGAGAAATCAGGCCATCAAATTCAAGCAAATATATTCGCTATGTTTTGAATGGTAAAGAGTATAAAAATCCAAATGACATGCCGTCAGAGGATGAAGAACCTGGTGAAGTGACATTGTCTGCTGTTAAGTATGATGCCATTAAGTTTTTGACTGGTGAGTATAAAGGCAAACGTCCTTATGCCATTGTTGAAGCGAAATCTTCTGAGATACAAATCTTGACAGACGAAAATGATCAAGAAATAGAACTCGAAGAAAAAGGTGTGAAATACATTGCAGCGCAAATGGTTTATGGTTTGGGTAAAGTGATAGAAAAATCTGATTATTAATCTTTAAAAATAAGGCCGAGTCAACGAAACAAGAAGAAGAATCAATCGTACTACAGGTGTAACACGTATTGCACAATACGGTAGAAACACCAAAGGGCAAGCATTATCAAGAGCTCAAAGAAGAGAACAAGTAAGATATGCTTTTAGAAAGGCTGAAGGTCTTGCGGTTGGATAGTTATGACACTGCAAGAAAGGACATACAGCCATATTGACCTCGTCAGACAGAAGACTGACGGGGTTTTGCTGTTTCTGTCCTTGGGTAAGGATTCTTTGGTCTTACTGGACATGATCTACCCAAAGTTTGATAGAGTCGTCTGTGTGTTCATGTACTTTGTTAAAGGTTTAGAGCATATTGAAAGATGGATCGGCTGGGTAAAAGCCAAATATCCGAAGATAGAATTTGTTCAGGTACCCCACTGGAACCTTACCTACATTCTTCGCGGTGGCCTGTATTGTGTGCCAAATCCCAAAGTGAAGTTGCTGAAGTTGGCCGATGTGGTGAAGGCAATGCAGCTCAGATACGGGCTTTACTACACATTCTTGGGAATGAAGAAGGCTGACGGCATGAACCGCCGCCTCATGCTGAAAGGTTACGAAGCAAACGGGTATGAGAACAACGGTATGTGTTATCCTTTGGCCGACTGGACTCAGAAAGACATCCTGTCCTACATGAAGCAGAACAGCCTACCGGAGCCTGTGAGGTATTCACTCAAGACTAGTTCGGGTGTAGGCTTCAATTTGGATTGTATGCTATGGCTGGAGAAGAACTACCCGCAGGATTTACAGAGAATTTACAAGGTATTCCCGATGGCAGAAAGAATCCTTTGGGAACATAAACAAAAGCAATAGGTATGGAACTGAGCAAATACATAAAGAGTGAATCGGTAGAACTTAACCGTTCCGCCATTCACTTCGCAGATTATAACCCCAGGAAATTGTCTGAGGAATCCCGTAAGACATTAAAGCGGGGTATTAAGAAGTTCGGTCTGGTTGGTGGAATCGTAGTCAACAAGCGAACTGGCCTTACTGTCGTGTCCGGCCATCAGCGTCTAACAGTCATGGATGAGCTGCAGAAATTCCCTGAGAACGATTACAGAATCCGTGTAGATGTCATTGACGTGGACGAAAAGCAGGAAAAGGAATTAAACATCTTGATGAACAATCCAAACGCGCAGGGCGCATGGGACTATGACGCATTGGCGCGGTTAGTTCCAGATATTGATTACCAGGATGCCGGCCTGACAGCTGCCGACCTTAACATGATTGGCTGTGATTTCCTTCTCCAGACAGAGGAAGAAAACTCCATCGCAAATGCTTTGGAAGATATGATGGCACCTGTTACCGAACAGAAAGAAGCTGAAAAGGCTGCCAAGCAGATGGAAAAAGCCGAAAAGGTGGCCCACATGAAAGAAGTCAAGCAACAAGTGAAGGATGCAGCCCAGAAACAGGCACAGGATATGGACGCTTATCTGATGCTTTCCTTTGATACTTTTGAAGCCAAAGCTGCTTTTTGTGAAAGATTTGGATATGATCCATATTCCAAGTTTATCAAGGGTGAGGTATTCGATGAACAGGTAGAAAGAATTGAATAATTATGAAAGCATCAGAAGAATTTGGTGAGGTTATTGATAGAATAGATAACTTGATAGGAGCATTGGAGTTACCTATGCCTGCAGAGTTTCATGTAAATCAGATGAAGCATGAGCTCAGTGAAATATCGGATAAATTGAAACGAGTATACGTCGAAGAAGAGAGTGAAAACCCTTGGGAGGAATAAATGATGAAAAGTGAATCTCAACATAAGAAACATCCAGGAGGAAGAAAGCCAAAATTCGATTACAGGGGTGAGGAATTTCTTTCTCAGGTAGAAACGTATGCCAAAAAGGGATTCACTGACCGGGAAATAGCTTTCGCGCTCGGGCTGAATCCGACCTACTTCTACGAAATGAAGTCAAAATATTCGGAGATAACTGACGTATTAGCGCGCGGGCGTGCGACAATCACCGCCGCTGTGCGTGCGAAGTTCCTTGCGATGGCTTTGGGCGGTATCAAGACAAAGAGTACCGTAGTAAGGAAGCTGAAAGACCCAGACGGCAATCTGACCGGCGAAGAAGAACTTCAGGTGAGCGAAAGCGAGCTGGCTCCGAACCTTCAGGCAATGTCAGTCTGGCTGTATCACCATGATGAAGAATGGAGGAAGGTTGAGCGCCGGCAGGACGAGGACGCCGACATTCCAAAGGATATTGACCACGGAATTTCTATTGACTCATGGATTAAAGACAAGTTGAAATGATTGTACCCCAGGCGATATATCATCCGTTATACACCGATAAGGAAAAGTTTATCATTCTCATTACCGGTGGCCGTGGATCGGGGAAGTCTTTCAATGCTTCCACTTTCATCGAGCGGCTTACATTTGAAATGACCCCCGTAGAGAAGATTGTTCACCAGATTCTTTATACCCGTTACACGATGGTATCTGCCGGGATGTCTATCATTCCGGAAATGATGGAAAAGATAGATTTGGACGGAACAACGAAGTATTTCAAGACAACCAAAACCGATATTGTAAACCGGATGACCGGTAGTCGTATCATGTTCCGTGGTATCAAGACTTCTTCCGGAAACCAGACGGCCAAGCTGAAATCAATTCAGGGTATCACCACCTTTGTTTGTGATGAGGCGGAGGAATGGACCAGCGAGGAAGAGTTTGATAAGATCATGCTTTCTATCCGTAAGAAGGGAATTCAGAACCGGATAATCATAATTATGAATCCATGCGATTCGAACCATTTCATCTACAAGAAATACATCGAGAACACTCATCGACTGGTGGAGATTGATGGCGTGCAGGTACAGATATCAACTCATCCCAATGTACTTCATATCCATACTACCTACTTTGACAATATCGAGAACCTTTCTCCTGAATTCCTGAGAGAAATCAAGGAAATGAAGGAGAAGAATCCTGAAAAATACGCCCATGTGGTTATCGGCCGTTGGGCAGATGTAGCTGAAGGTGCCGTATTCAAGAAATGGGGTATAGTGGATGAGTTCCCCATGTGGTGTAAGAAGGTCGGAATCGGGCTGGATTTTGGTTATACTAATGACCCTACAGCTGCTATCCGATGCGGAATAATAGATAATGCGTTGTATCTGGATGAAGTGGATTATCGTACCGGATTGCTTTCGGGAGATATCATAAAGACTTTGCGACCTTGGAATCTTAGAGTGATTGCCGATAGTGCAGACCCACGACTCATTCAGGAAATCAGTAATGGTGGAATTAAGATTTATCCAGTGGAAAAGGGTAGTGGTTCAGTCAATGCCGGTATAGACAAGATGCAAGGTATGGAAATCTTCATCACCAAGCGTTCTTATAACCTTCAACGGGAGTTCAGAAATTATGTATGGGCAAAGGATAAGGACGGAAACTATATCAACGAGCCGGAAGACCACGATAACCACGGCATTGATGCTGCTCGTTACTATGTGCTGGGAGAACTTCTCGGTAGGATTATGAAACCGAAAGACATATCAGGAGTATTTGGACATTAAAAATTAATATATGAGGACCTTAGAAGAAATTTTAGCTTTGCCGGATGTAGAGAGAAAAATCTATTATCTGAAGAAAGGGCGCAAGACTGAGCTTCCTAATGCTCATGCTCTTTATAACGATTGGAATCCAAACAAACATGAAATTGTGATTGATGAAGAAAAGTATCCGAAAATCAAAATCACTACCCAGCCTGAGAAACGGATTACAGACCCGACAACAGGGAAAGAATATGTGGAACCGGCGGTAAGGAAAGAAGTTGACCCAAACAGGATTGCTCTTCCTATCGAGCAGGACATCGTGAACATTCAGACGGCTTTCACCGTTGGAACAGAACCGGTCCTTGATTGCCAGCCGGACCAGTCGGAAGAAAGCCTTCTTTCAACATTGAAACAGGTGTTCAAGAAGAACAAACTGAAATACCAGAACAAGAAAGTAGTCCGGGCATGGCTCGCCGAGCAGGAAGTGGCCGAATACTGGTATGTGGTGAAGGATGACGGCTTCTGGGCAAAGCTTAAGCGAAAGATTTCAGGACTTTTCGGTAAATCAAAACCTGAGTACCGTCTGAAGAGTGCCATCTGGTCCCCGTTCCGTGGTGATAAACTCTACCCTTTTTTCAATGACCAAGGGGATTTGGTGGCCCTATCCCGTGAGTACAAGAAGAAAGACCTGAACGATGTAGAGATTACCTGCTTTATGACCATAACAAAGGATATGGTTTACCAATGGGAACTGACAAGTAATTGGACCGACAAAGGTACTTTCGCACATGGATTCAAGAAGATGCCGGTGATTTACATGTACCGTCCGGAAGCGTACTGCGAGAAGATAAAGAGTATGCGCGTCCGGCTGGAGAAACTTCTTTCAAACTATGCGGACTGCATCGACTATCATTTCTTCCCTATCCTCATGCTTTTTGGTAACGTAGAGAATTTCTCCGGTGAGTTCAAGAACCGAGTGGTCGAGCTGACCGGCCAGGGAGCCAACGCCCAGTATCTTACCTGGTCTCAGGTGCCTGATACCGTAAAATTCGAGGTGGAAACCCTGCTCAGTCAGATTTACGGGCTGACCAATACTCCGCGTATTTCCTTCGACTCGCTGAAGGGAACCGGCAATGCCGTTTCCGGTGTGAGTTTTGACTATGTGTTTATGTCTACCCACCTGAATGTGGAGAACCTTAACGAAACGGTCGGTGAGTTCATGCAACGACGTGTAAATTTCCTTGTCTCTGCGTTGGGTTCCGTGAATTCCACACTCGAAGTGGCTTCAGAGACCATCGACGTGGATGTGCAGATGCAGCCGTACAAGTTGGAGGACCTCAAAGACAAGATAGACACCGCCATCAAGGCCAAGGACGGAGAAATCTGGTCACAGAAACGAGCCATCACCTTTGTAGGAAACGTTGATGCTGTTATGGACGAGATTGAATCCATCAAGGAAGAGCAGGCAGAGAAGCAGAAGAACGACATTGAGAAACAGAGACAGCTTTCCGCTCTCAAAAGTGCTGGTAGTAAATCTGAAGAATAGAACAATTCAGTCAGAATATTTACGGGGATAATACAAAACAGAATGATATAAATCTAAAATATTGACTATTTAAATAGCGTTATCTTTCGAGGTATCGCTATTTTCTTTATCATAGTAAAAACATGAATACTTCTTTGTAATTATTCGTTATTTTACTATATTTGCAGAGTAATAAAGTCAGAAACGCTATGAGTTACAAATCAGTTAAAGAGGTTGTAACTATGTTGCTTGACAACGGCTTCATTCTAAAGAGCCAGAAGGGCAGCCACATGAAGTTTGAGAAAGATGGAATAACGGTAGTCGTTCCGAATCATGGAAAGAAAGGCGTTGAGAAAGGCACTTATTACAGCATTATGAGGCAAGCGGGGCTAAAATAGCCCCGGCCTCTTTTCTTAAATTATAAAATGGAGGTCAATATGAGAACTGTAGAAGTGATTGTCGAACATGCTGGGAATAATCTCAGTGCTTACATTGAAGGTGCTCCGGTTATTACTGTCGGTAATAACATAAGAGAAATTGAGGAGAACATGAAGGAAGCCATAGACTTGTATCTGGAGGACAACCCGAACCCTTGTGAGGTTCTCAAAGGAGAGTTCACCTTGAAGTTCAAAATAGACGCGGCCACTTTTATCAACTATTACAGCAGTATTTTCACAAAGGCCGCTTTGAGCCGGATCACCGGAATCAATGAGCGCCAGTTGTGGCATTATGCGGCTGGAGTACACAAACCACGTAAGCAACAATTGGAGAAGATTCAGAAAGGTATTAATGCGCTGACAGAGGAACTATCGGCTATAAACTTGTTGTAATTACTCAAGTTTACTCTAAATAAAAGCAAGGAATCATTTCTTTTGCTTATATTTGCAAACAAATTTATTTAATGAATCTATGCCAGAAAGTAAGAATGCTGAAATATCAAGTACGGAAACAACTGTTCAAGTTGAAAATAAAGTAAGTGTAAATACTGATAAAAATATGACTTCTGATACTCGAAAGGAGTCAACTAGAACTTATATAGCCCAATTGTATGTATGGGCATTTTTTATTGTAATAGGTATAGTTTTTTTTATAGGCTTAATAAAATGCTTTACCGTTGATGAATATAAAGATATGCTTGTAACTGTGTCTGGTGTTCTTTCAGGACCTTTGGGTTTTATTGTTGGTTATTATTTTAAAGCATCTAAGGAGTGAATTTATGGATAGTTATTTAATCTCATTTCATTTAAATAATCAAGATGATTATAATCAAGTATCAGAACGTATCCGTAGTTACCCCAAATGGGCACGTGTTATTGAAAATGTGTGGTTTGTTCAATCTGATTCGAAATTAACAGACATAAGAGATGGTATATCTTCTATAATGAATGAACATGGCGGTTCAGTTTTAGTAATGAAAGTAAATAACGATGCATGGGGAACATATGCAGTAGAAAAAGAAGTTACGGACTGGATGAAAGAAAATATTTAAATTTGATTTTATGGTACAGTAAAAAAGCTGTAACAGAACTATCAACAATTATATTTTAGCGTGATTACTCCGGTAGTCACGCTTTCTTTTTGCCTAAAAACGAACATTCTCTTAATTGTTTCGTATCGTTAGCCTTAAAATTTCCCCTTCCTTTTCTCTATAAGTAAATTTACCGTATGAAATTATTAATTAAACTCATACGGTATGACAATCTTTGAACAAATCTTGGCAGGACTGCAACAGAAATTTCCTGGGGTGGACACTGCTACACTTACCCGTATAGCTACGAAAAAGGCTGAGGGTGTAACGGACGAAACGAAGGTGACCTCCATCGTCGAGGGTATCTCATTTCAGGACGTAATTCAAAACTATGGTGATTTCCGTGCAGGACAGGCGCAGACTTCCGCTGTTTCAAACTACGAAAAGAAGCATGGACTGAAAGACGGGAAACCAATCGAGAATCCGAAACCAGAACCACCGAAACCAAACGACCCTCCAAA